CTTTCCAGATAAAACGTTATCTGGCGTCCTCCAAAACTCACCCCACCCCTCTTCTATCCACTTGCACTTAGTTTTACTGTTTTTGAAAGTCTCTTCCACTAAAGTCAGTTTAGGGTTATGTTCTAAGAGGAAAGTTTTTATGTATTCTGGGGTTATTTTTCTTAGTTTCATCGAAACTCGATCATCTTTAGTTCAAGAGATATTACTTTCGGAGGGATTTGATTGGTCAGGATCTTGGGCAGATCCTTGCTGTGACACACCTTCCTCTGGTGCCGGGGCTTGTGCCTGGGATTGTCCCACCGATTGGGCCACTTGCATCAACATCTGCTGCCACTGCAAGAAAGCTGGATCACCTGGGATGTATTGAAGCTCTTTCCTATCCTTGGCCCCTTTGTCACCTAAAAAGATTTCTCTAATTTCCCCTCTCGTCATATTCCTTTCTACCAAGTTCCAGAAAGTTTGGTTTAGGGGTAGATCGGCCACATTCAAGGGTATTTGCAACTCTGGCATTTCCTCATTTTTAAGAAGGAAGTTCATGGAAGCGAAAGTGGTCATTTGGGCTTGTCTGAGGTTGACGTCTGTTTGGGCAGTTTCGTCTGTATAGCCAAAGAACTTGAATATGTACTTTTCATGAAGTTCTTGGTCTAAAGCTTTTATTATTTTGCAGTTGATGAAGTCTTCTAAGAACATTAACAGGGGAACTAATCCTCTTTCCCTTGAATAGGTGATTTTGAATTGTCCAGATTCCTTGTTACCTGCCGCTCTTCCGTTAGCACTAACGAGGTAGTCCATTCCTAATTCCAATGGATCAATTTGAAAGGCAGTGCAAATTGAGCGCATTATATGCGAATTATAATTCAAATACTCAGCATCTCTGCCTTGTCCTTGAAGGCTAATGTATTGAACTTCATCAAGCCCCGCAACAATAGGTGTCCTCCAGGCGTTATTAGATCCTGAAATAGTCTGATCGAACTGACGTCTAAATGATGAAAGTTGATTTTGGTTGAATGGACCTTTTAGATGCAAAATACCTCTGGATGCATAGCCATGAGTGAAAATATTGCTATTGAAAGTTTCAGTATTGATATGGGAAGCTATCAAATAAATAGCGTCCTCTACCAAGGAAGTGGCGTATCCATTTGAATTTAAAGTGTTTTTAGGGTTAAATAAAGCCCAAGCTAAATCCTCATCACCAAAAACAGAAAGAACCCTACCATCATCCCCAACCTGGGTGTATTTGGCATAGGCGGTATCGACTTCGTTAACGTCACCTATATTCCTGTAATCATTAGAGGACCTTTTCCTTTTATACTCTTTTAAAGCTCTGTCCCCGGACTCATCTAAAACTTCCTTTGCTATAGTTGGCGCTACCAAGTAAAGGCTTTCAGAAGGTAATGGCCTAAATCTATGCAAAGCCCCACCCCTGGTTAAAACCTTTTCAACACCTATGTGACCATAGGTCAAGGCGTCAAAAGTAAGCATCTTAAGGAAGTCACCAAATCCCATCTCTTGTCCGGGCGGAACTTGATCGGTCTTTCCACAAGTCAGGATGAATTGCTCTAACCCTTTAATAACCTCTTGATCTTCCTTGGATAAGATAGTGGAAGAGTCTCTTTTACAAAACTTAAAGCCCATTTCAAATCTGTTTCTTTCCCCAGACAAAGGCCTTGAGAATCTGACAACTGTATCGGCTCTGATTTGTAGAATGGTTTTTACCAGGAAGTCTTTACGGACTATCTCCCTGATAGAGCGGTGGGAAATTTTACTGGCCTTGTTTAGGGCGAAGGCGCTGGTCCTGTTTTGGTCCATTAGGGGGTCCACTAAAAGGGCCCGTTGGCCAATTAAGGATTCCTCTGGAACTGGGGTATTGGCGGGGGTGGTAGAAATGGGGCCTGACTCTGATTTCAACATGGTCGAATATTGGTCTAAGTTCAACCAGTTACCTAATTTATCTAAAACTGACATTTTTTTTCCTTTCAAAAACTAAAAATAAATCCACTGGTTCCCGAAGATTCAATGTCTTGGGGGTTCTCTATCTCATCAAACCTGCCCAACTTGCCCATCTTACCACCATCCTCTTTCTCTTGCAAGTCTTTTCCTACAACCATTGAAACCATTTCGCTTACTGTAGGGGGGCGAATGATGTTCCCGCTTTCATCAAAGAGAGTTCCGTCTCTATCCAAAGAATCAGAAATAAGCATAGCAGCATTTCTGGCAAATATCTTGGTCATGATGTATCTTAGAGGGTCAATCCAGTGGTCGTCGCCTTTGTCAAAGTCCTCAGTGACCTCGCCAGCCGCATTGGTTTTGTAGTGATAAGTTTTTAGCTCTTCTATCAAGGACTTACAAGTCTCGTTGTTGACGAAGATTTTAGGTTCGCCGTTACCGGGGGTCCTGAGCCACTTTTTGATGACCTGAACACCGGTATTGATTTCTTGTTTAGCCTTTTCATCTGAAACCGGCAAACCCAACTTTCTCATTTCCATGATATTGCCTGGGTCTACTGTGTCTATGAAATAGAGGTCTGGGGTGTAGTTGTTGTGGTGCTTAGCTTTCACATTATACATCCATTGCGGCGCTGAGACTTGTGTAAGCCCGTCGCACATAACTACGTAAACGTTATCCATGTTGTCTATGAATAAAACTATCAAGGTGTTAGGGTTGGTCCAGCCAAAGTCCATGCCAGCATAGCATCTAAGCTTCATGCTTCTGCACTTTCTCACAAAAATAGAGTGATTGCACTCCCCTGGATAAGGCATTCCTGTTAAAATTTGCCACATCTCATTCCAAGTTTTGACGTGCCTTTTCTCTTCAAACTCTTTAAACACAACCCCCTCAGCACTGGGCTTGAGGTTGAATAACTGAGCTGAGGTCCAATCTGGCCCCTCACCCATTACCTTGGCTAAAATTTCTTGTTTGGATTTGAGCATAGGTGAATTGGATATTTGATTTCTGGCATCACCTCGGCACCACGGCAGTAACGGACACTTCCCACACTTATTAAACGCCTCTACCATCTCGTATTCATTTCTCTTAGAACTTACTAAGGCGCTGAATTTGGCGGGGGTTAAAACGTCGTTTTGATCTATATTTACGAAATAGGTGGTTCTTTCATTGCCTGAGTCAGACTCTGGGCATTGTTCCATGAACTCTAAGGCGGTCCAGCGAATCACGGTTTTACCAGTTTTTACAGCCTCGGACATCTGCTTTTCCATTAAACCGTGTCTGGTCTTTCTGGTGGAAATGTTCACCCTTAGGGGTTTCATGCCATTTTTAGAGTCCAGCATACCTGCTATGTCTTTGTATGCCTTTACTGCTTCACCGGATATGGTGTCAATCTCATCAACGGTTACGAATGGAACGTGGGGTCCGTTAACAGCCTTGATGGTGCAAGGAAGGACCTCAATGGTGCAGATTTCGCCCTTAATGTTAAGGACTGTCTTTTCCATGATGTTCTTTTGAAGAATTCTCTTGTCTTCTGGGGTTTTAGGGGGATTGATTAAATCCTTAACCTTTGGACTTAAAAGGTATTTTTGGATATAGTCGTAAGCTCGTTTTGCTTGAGCCTCAATGGCCCCTACGTGAACCACATCTCTTTTACCGTGAATCACAGCCAATAATTGAGCAATAGATACCACTAAGGTCTTACCACTACCTCGACCGGCGCAGGCTATTATCTCGTTCACCCCCTCAGGCCTATTGTTGTTGACTAAGATGTCGTATAGATACCACAAGAACTCAAATGGCGAGGTGTCTGCAAATCTGGACACCCTTACATCTGGTAGGTGTAAGTTGAAGAAATATTTAACGAAATGTTTTAGCTCTTCTTTGGTTTGACAGGGCCTTAAATACAATTCCAGTAAATCACTATTGCTTATTTGCTTGGCCTTGGCTTTGATCGCTGGATCTGATTTTACTTTTTTGACATCCACTTTCTCTGGTGGGACTTCTATCTTGGGTGGGGCCTTGAAGAATTGGGTGTGGTGTTTTTTGCAATATCCTTGTCTTTTTCGATACTTGTTACAACCATCTACTTTACACTTATCTTCCTTGGCAATTATTTTGTCAAAGGTTGTCATTCGTCCCCCTCACCCTCCGCTAACTCAGCCAAAATAGCGGCGCTTTCTATTTCTTTTAAATTCTGATTTCTGCCTTCCAGCTCTTCTACTGAAACCCTACCTTTGAAGTCCTTGCGTCTAAGGGCCTTGGTTTTGATGATAGCTTCCTTTTCCATAACCAGCCTGCGTTCGCTGTCTTCAGCTTGCTCTGCTTTAACAGTGTTAGAAAACATGCTCACGCTTTTAAGTAAACTTTCCAGCATTTGAACTGGTTTTTGGATGTCCGCCACTGACTTGATAGTGAGTAGGGGTGGTTCATTATTGACCGGGTCTTCCATGTATTTTTTTACTTGTTTAGAAAGGTTGTCATTTGAAATTTTTAAAATGGTGGCGATGAGCTCTGAGGACTCTTGAACAGCCATGACCACGTTAGACTTAATCCTACCCATGGTTGAGGCTTGGATGTTTTCTTTCCTTTTTACCCATTGCTCTCTGGCTGCTGTTAAAAGTAACCTGCCTTGGTCTTCGTGGGGGAATTTTTCAAAGAGCTGATCGAACGAATACCCAGAAATGAACATCTCTAAATACTTGTTGGAAAGGTCGCCTTTGATGATATTCTCTACGTGATTGGCCTTTAAGTATTTTTCTGCTTTGGATATCTCGGCCTTAGTTAATCCATAGCCTTCTTCAGGGGTTAGGTATTTTTTTTTCATAGGTGTAATTTCGGTTGGCGTTTTGAGTTGAAGACTTTTAGTTCTACGTCTATTAAAAAGTCTGTTCCGGTGAAATTGAAGATTTTGTTTCTCGTTTTGTTCAGGTGGATGACCCCTTTTACCCTAAAAAGGATTGATATAAGTTTTAGTAATAGTAGGTATAAAAAACCTTTATTATTCCACTTTATCACCAATTTAGTAAACCAATACGAAAAAAAAGGTAACCAAATCACATACTTAATCTTTCGATTAGGTAGATCCACCTCGCTATCACAATCCTGGGCACTATCGTGAATCTCAGTCCCACAATAATAAATAGCTTCCTGCACGATAGGTGGAATCACCCCCATCCCAAGCATCCACTTGGAAATCTCTAATTTGTCCTTTAAGGTCACTTCCAAATCCACGCAAATCTCCTAAATTATTAATTTTTCTGCTGAAAAGATAGCTTGAGCCACTCTTTCTTTATCGACCTTAGCAGAATACACCTTATTC